CAAAGAGGCCATCGGCCAAGCGCAGGCTCTCGGCAAGCCGATCATCGCACATGTAGACTTTTGTGCGTCGCTGGCTTATTGGACAGCCTCGCAATGCGACGCGATTTTCTGCGACAACCCGCTTTCCGAAGTCGGAAGCATCGGCGCATTGTATCACATCGTCGACGACACGAAAAAACTGAAAAAGGAAGGCTATACCGTCATCACGGTTTACGCAGATGAAAGCCCTGACAAAAACCTCAGCTACCGCCAGGCGCTCGAAGGCGAATATGCGCTCATCAAGGAAGAACTCTCCCACACCGTCGCACAATTTCACCAGGACGTGAAGGCTGGGCGGCCGAATATCAAGGCCGACGCACCCGGAGTATTCTCCGGAGCCATGTTTCACCCGGACGAAGCTCAAGACCTCGGACTCATCAACGGAACGATGACCCTCGCCGAGTGCATCGAAAACGCTGCCATCCGGGCACAATACAACCACTAATTTTTCAAAATATGGATTTCAAACAATTTCTTTCCAACACCCAGATGGGCAAATTGGTCGTTCGATTTCTCAAAAAGGAACCGACGGCTGATGCACAGGGTAAGATGGTATTCACCGCAGAGGAGGAGCAGAAACTAACCGAACATTTCGGGCCGAACTTCGTATCCTTGCTCAAGGAGAAAACCTTCTCGACCGAGGACGAACAGGCCAACGACCTCTACGAAGCGGCCCTTCACCACGCCACCGAGCAGGTCGAAGCCCGGTTCACGTCTCAGATCAAACAGCTCCAGAACGACATTGCCACGCTGGCGGCCAAACCCGAAGATCTCCCCGGAGCCACGACGGCAATCGAGGGGATCAGGAATTTCCAGCGGGGCCAATTCAAGGCCGACATGGCCCTGGCACACAACAAAGCCGCGGCCGCATTCCTCCAGCGGGGCGTCATGGCCGACACCCCCACGATTGAGGTCGGAGATCTCCGCAAGGAGCTCGGCCCGTATCTGTCGCAGGGCAACAACCTCGACATTCTCCAGCAGCTCTACCAGGGCTTCTCTACGTCGAAGCACCTCTCTTGGAAAAGAGCCACGACGGAGTACAAAGCCGTCGAGAGTGAATCCGTAGATCACGTCGTTCAGCAGTTCAAGCCGCAATGGACGCCGCGGGGAAGTGCGAAATTCACACCCCTCACGATCAAGAATTTCCGTCACAAGGTCAATTTTTCGATCATCCCGGCCGAGGTCGGCGAAAGCTGGCTTTTCCACCTCTACGACGAGGGCAAGACGCCCGACCAGATGCCGATCACGCGCTACATCGTCGACAAGGTGATGCTCCCGCAGATTGCCGAGGACATCGAGAACGTGATGATCTCGAAAGCAAAATACGTCGCAGACTCCCAGAAAACGGAGGATACGATGGACGGCTTCGAAACGATTCTTGTTGAAGCCAAAAAATCGCTCGACAAACAGATGCGGTTCTTCAACACCACCAAGAACCTGCTTGAAGCGACCGACGACGAGGTGCTGACCGTCATCAACGACTTCGTGGCGTCGCTCGCACCGCTCTACAAATCGAAGCAGATGCCCGTCTTCATGTCGGGCGATGTCTACCTCAAGTACAAGCGGGCCTACAAGAACAAGTGGGGCGCCGGTTCCGGGACGGAGAAGGTGAACTTCGGCGCGGATCGCGTCGATTTCTCGAACTGCTACCTCCAGGTGCTCGACAGCCTCTACGGCTCGCCCATCGTCTTCTCAACGCCGAAGGAGAACTTCGTCGGCCTGCGACACAAGAACCCCGAACAGTTCATCACCGACATCCAGAAGCACGACTACGAGGTGCGCTTCTACTGCGAGTTCTGGCTGGGCGTCGGCTTCCTGCTCGGCGAAGCCGTGTTCGCCATTGTACCGGACGGCTACGACCCGAAGGCTGCGATCTCCTCGACGCGCGAAGGTGCCACGGGCAAGTGGATCACCTCCAAGGTCGAAGAGAATCAGGAATCCGACCCCAGCCCTGAGAATCCGGAGGAAAGCAACGACCCCGAAACCATGTAAACACCAACAGCTATGCCTTACACAAAGAAAGCAATCGGGCGCCCGGCCGGAGGAGCCGGGAACCCGTCCCCGAAAAATCCGCACATCCTTATCTTCGACATGGATGACGTCGAGACCTATCCCGTCCGGGAGGTCGGCGTCACGATTGCCGATGACGGATTCAAACTGAAAGAGGGTGCGAAACTCCAGCCCGTATACGCGACACCCGACAGCATCGAGCTCCTTCAGGAAGCCGAAGGCGAGGCGGATGCCCGCGGCTACAAAAAGGGCGTGAAGTTCGCACATCCCGGAACCTCTACGGACATGGAGGACTTCACCGAGTACAACACCAACCGCAACCTCGGCGCCATCGTCCGCGGTTGCGACGGCAAGGGCGCCAAGATCGTCGGCTCGCC